GATTATAAAATAGAATATAAACCATCAGAAAGACCTCAAGTATATCTAAGTGTTAGTGGAGATAACTTTCAACTTTATGGCTGGGATATTGTAGAACAGATAGCAGACCAGTGCCAAATAGACTTTCATTTATACGGCAACACAGTAGAATGGAAAACTAAACACTCAAATGTATTTGTGCATGGTCGAGTACCCAAAGAGCAAATGAATGAAGAGATAAAGAAAATGCAGTCAGGTCTTAGGTTGTGTGCCTTTGATGGTTTCTCTGAGGTATTAGCCAAGAGTGTACTATGGGGTCAATATCCTATAACCTTTGAGAGTTTCAAATATAAACACATAGATGGCTTTAGAAACCTTAAGCACTTGGTGCAGATACTAAACAGGTTAAGACTTAAGACAAAACCAAATGAATTAGGGAGGACTTATTACTTAAATACTTTAAATAAATACTTATGGAATCAGAAAAAGTAAATCATTTTATGTACTGTCCTTTCACAGGATTGGGACTATATAACGGACATAGAGGTAAGAGATGGCTCAAGAATAGGATTAAGATATTCAAGCAGTTTGTCTCCCCTTCCCTACTGGCACAGACCAATAAAGACTTCATTCTGTGGATTTCGTGGCGTCATAGCGATAGGGGAGAGGGGATTATTGACGAGTTTAAGCGGTATTTAGACGAAAGGTTTGAAAAGGTCGTATTTACTTATTCTGGTGTCTGTTTCTGGGATGATAAGTATTCTGACGAGATAGCAAGAGAAAGACTGATAGATGCTATACATGGTTCTATGGGTGATTTACTTAATGTGATGAATGATAGCGATACAGTGCTTATGACGATACAGCCTAGTGACGATTGTTACAACACAAGTGCAGTAGCTAGAATACAGGAGGCATTGAAAGATGATACTGTTCAATTTGTAGGATATAAGAGTGGTTATGTAATGGATTATAAAACTGGTGAGATTAGAGAATGGAATCCAACAACAACTCCCCCATTCTATACAATTAAGTTTACTAAGGAGACATTTGGTATGCACCACCCACTTAAACACTTAGAATACACAGGACCATACAAATCACACGAGTATGTCAAAGATTATCTTAATGGACAGTATTTTCTAGAAAGAGGTTTTATAGTCGGAACTCACGGGGAGAATATCTCAACCATATTTAAACATCCATTCACAGGTGAGAAAGTTGGAGAGGGGACAAAACATTTCTTTGGATTAGAGGATACTGGACTATTGAAACTTAACACAAGTATTCGCAAGACAGTAATGAGAAAACTTCCCCACAACTGGCAGAAGAAACTACGTTATTTATTAGGGGAACGCTTTTATGCAAAACTATATGATTTCATTCGTTCGTAATTGGTTTAAGACCACAAAAAAGCATACACAGTATTGGCAGAACAGGATTATGGATTGGGATAAAGACTATCTTAGCTCTTGGAATCATCCTCACAGGCAATTCTTATCTATCTTGCTCACTCGTTTCCCTTGGATGTCACTACTAGAGGTCGGTTGTGCTAGTGGTCCTAACTTATTAAACATAGTTAAGAACTTTCAAGGTAAGCAGGTAGGTGGTATAGATATAAGTGAAGATGCAATAGATTTAGCTAAGAAGACATTTCAGGGTGCATTTTTAAAGGTCGGCTCGGTAGAAGATATTATGATGTCAGACAATTCAACTGATGTTGTACTATCAGATATGGCTTTGATTTATGTATCAAATCCTAACAAAGCAATTAAAGAGATAAAGCGTGTGACTCGTAAGTATGTACTATTTTCTGAGTTGCACAGTGAGAGTTGGTATGGTAGAATGAGACTAAGATTAACTTCAGGTTACCATGCTCATAACTACAAGAAATTATTAACAAAGCATGGATTCTATAACTTAGAGTTCATTAAAATGACTGAGAAGATGTGGCCAGGGGGAAATCCTCAAAAAGATTATGGTTACTTTATTCTAGGTCAAAAATCTAAATATTAAACATGATAATACTATACACAATAATGGCGTTGCTACTCGTCATAGCAGTAGTAGAGATAATAAGACTAAGACTCACTACTAGGAACATATCAAAGAAAGCGCACTACAAGCAGAAACTAAGAGGTACAGAAAGAATGCGTTGGGATTTAGAGTTTAAAGTAGAAAAGACAAATCAAATAAGAGAAGATGTAAGAAAGGAATACGATTATATGAAATCAAGAGTAGCTACTGTGGAAGAAAGTTTAAAGACTGAAAAGGACAAAGCAGAAAAAGCTAACTTAGAAGATAAAAAGGTGATAGCAACAAAAGACGCTGAAAGACTATTAAATCAAATCAAGGCACTAGACTTAGAAGTAAATGGATGTAAACCTTGTCAGCAATATCCTGATGGACACACAGGTATAGTAGACCAAATAGCTTCAATGAGAGAGTTAGAGGGTATGTTAAGTAATTATATTAGAACACTATAATCATGGCTTGTAAAAAGAAAGGTAAAAAGAAGAAGTAACCACTTACAACTGATAAATAACTGATTATATGGAGAAAAAAGATACAAAATTCAAATCAGGAGCAGAATGGACAGGGAATGCTAGTGGTAGACCCAAAGGTTCTATAAGTATAAAAGATAAGATAAGAAAGCATTTAGAAAACAACCCAGAGAAGTTAGAAGAACTTGTTAAGTTTTACATGGAGAATGAACAACCTGTAATGCGTAAACTCTTATGGGAAATGTTAGATGGTAAACCAGAACAAACAGTAGATATGGAATTAATAGTACCTAAACCAATACTAGATGTACCAAAAGACTCAAGCGACAACAAAGATATCACAATTGAGCAAGAGGATTAGAGCAGTACAAGGTGGAACATCAGCAAGTAAGACAGTAAGTATAGTTCTATGGCTCATAGCTCTAGCACAAAGTGATAAGAAACCAACATTAACATCTATAGTTTCTGAGTCTTTTCCTCATTTAAAGAGAGGTGTTATGAGAGACTTCTTAATGATAATGCAAGAGCATGGTTACTTTGTAGACAAGAGATGGAATAAGTCAGACTATACATATACATTTGAAACAGGAAGTAAAATAGAGTTCTTTTCAGTAGACCAACCCAGTAAAGTAAGAGGACCAAGACGTGATAGACTATTCATCAACGAGGCTAACAACATACCTTATGAAGCCTTTGACCAATTAGAGGTCAGAACTAAAGACTTTATATACCTAGACTGGAATCCAACCAATGAGTTCTGGTTCTATGAAGAAGTTAAAAGTAGAGATGACACAGAGCTTATAATCCTTACATACTTAGACAATGAAGCTCTTAGTAAAGAGATTGTAGATTCTATTGAACAGCGTAAAGAGAAGAAGTCTTGGTGGAAAGTATATGGTGAAGGACAGCTAGGAGAAGTAGAGGGTAAAATATACAAAGGTTGGAATATAATAGATGAGATACCTAAACATGCCAGACTAGAACGTAGAGGTATGGACTTTGGCTATTCAAATGACCCTACAGCTTTGATAGATATCTATAAGTATGATGGTGGTTACATATTAGATGAAGTTCTTTATAGAAAAGGAATGCTGAATAAGCAAATAGCCGATACAATAAATAACCAAGAGCAAGATACACTAGTAATAGCTGACAGTGCAGAGCCTAAGAGTATTGATGAGATAAGAGGTTATGGTGTTAATATAATAGGAGCAGAGAAAGGAGCTGACTCAGTAAGAAATGGTATACAGGTAGTACAAGACCAGAAGATATCTATAACCAAAAGGTCGACTAACACAATCAAAGAGTATCGTAACTACATGTGGAAGAAAGATAAGGACGATAACTTTATAAGTCCTAATGTGCCAGAAGATATCTTCAATCACTCTATGGATGCAATAAGATATGGGCTATCTTCAGTACTCAAACAGCCGAACTTCAAGATGCCATCACAATCAGCACCAGTTAACCCTTATTATAATGAACTAGGAATATGATAATAGAAATAGATGTACCAGATAAAGGAGAGACTAACGCCTTTAAATATCAAGAGATAATAACTGCTCTTATTGGTTCTGGTGCATTTGATTTACAGAACGGTAAAGCTGTGTTACACTTTGACCAGAGTGGTACGTTCCAAGGTGTTCAATTAGACTATTGGGCTTTTAGGAGGAAGAAAAAATGAATGAAAGAAAGTTTGTATTCATAGGAGACGAGGTAGTAATGGGAAAGAATGTAAACTATCAGGAGTTTGTGTTTATTCCGAATGGAGTTACAATAGGTGATAATGTATTCATAGGACCACATGTTTGCTTTACAAATGACAAACATCCGCCATCTAAAGGTAAAGAGTGGAGACCGATAATTGTGGAGGATGATGTGATTATAGGAGCTAATGCTACAATATTACCAGGAGTCACTTTAAGAAAAGGTTGTGTTGTTGGCGCAGGTGCAGTAGTAACAAAGAACGTTAAGAGTTGTACGACTGTTGTCGGTAATCCTGCAAAACCACTTGACAACCAAATCTAACATAGTACACTTAATTTAATAATATCCTAACCCCCAAAGGGCGGAGTCTTTAACCAGACTTCGCTCTTATTTTATATAATATGCCAGATGAAACACCAGATTTAGTTACAGATACATTAATGGAACGTCTTATAGCAGAGAAGACAGCCTCAACTGAGTTACAAGAACGTAAACATGAGGATTGGAAAGATAACTATGAACTGTATCGTAATAAAATAAAGACAAATCGCTTAACACAACGTCAAGCGGTTAATATCCCGTTGATGAAAGAGACAATTAAAACTCTTCTATCTAAGATAGATGATGCACCAAACATAGAATGGCAAGAACAAGGAGGAGATGAAGACAAAGAAATACTATTCCAAGAGATGTGGGATGCTAACTTTAGAGAAAACAAACTAGAACTCACAGATGTGATAGATAAGAAGAATGTATTGCTTTATGGGATAAGTACAAAGAAACTTAATATATCTAATCAAGGAATAGATATAGACACACTCGATGTCTATGATATTACCTTTGACCCGTTGATGAATGTAGGGGATATAGAATCAGCACGGTATGTAGTCCAGCAAAACATATTTAGGACTATACAAGAGATATTAGCTGATGATAGATACACAACAGAGGGTAAGAATGAGCTAAAGAGATGGCTTGATTCAACACCAGGACTTACACAGAGTGAAGAAAATAAGAAAATCTTTGAAAAGAAGATGGAAAGGTTAGAATCTATGGGTGTAGAACATTCTGACTTTGCTTTGATTGCAGGGGGGGATAGACTTGTAAATCTTACAGAACATTACACACAAGTATGGAACTCTGATAAGAAAGAATGGGAAAGGCGAGTTGTTGTGTATGCAGATAACCAAGTAGAACTGTCTAATGATACACTTAAAGACTTAATAGGTGTTGATTTCTGGCCGTTCACAGTATGGGTAGAAGACCCTGAAACTACTGATATATACTCTGATTCAGTAGCAGACCTAGTAAGAACACCAAATAAGGTAATGAATGTATGGTTCTCACAACTTGTGGAGAACAGGACATTAAAGAACTTCCAAATGCACTGGTTCTTACCTAATCAGAACTACACACCTCAAACTTACACACCAGGACCAGGAGTTATGCTTCCAGCTCCACCAGGAGAAGATATTAATAAAGTTATAAAACCAGTAGAAGTATCAGGACTTGATGACACAATGCCAGCTATTCAAACTCTTACAAATATAGTAGAGAGGGGAACTGGCGCTACTGCTATTGAGAAAGGGGAGAGTGAAAAGGGAAGTCAAACTCTTGGAGAAATAGAGATACTTACAGGTAAGTCAGTAGAAAGGACTATTGGTATGGCTAAGTTCTATAAGATGGCTTGGTATGAGATAGCTTGGAAGTGGGCTAAACTTATGCACCAAAACAAACCAAGAGTTATAAGCCTATACAAAGTAGGACGAAGCGGTAAGTTATATTCAAAGAAAGTATACGCTTCTGACTGGGCTTCTAAAGATGGTTATGAGCCACAAGTAATATCATCTTCTGAACAAGAACAAGAGTCATTCAAGACAATTCAGAAGTTCACATTTATTCTTCAACAGTTCCCTGAAAACCAAGCTCTTAAAGAGATAGCACAAAAGAGAATGCTTGATGTTCTTAATCTGTCTCCTGAAGAGCTTAAACAGGTAGAAGAAGCTGAGACGGGGCAACCAGTACAGCAAATATTAGGTCCACAAGGAGAACAATCTCCTCAGCAACCTGATAATACTGGGCTTGTTGGAGACATACAGAACAGTTTAGCCGAATTAACAGCATAGTATGGCAAGCGAGTTCCTTAAAAAAGTAGATGCGGAACTGAAACAAAAGGTTCGTGATAAGAAACAGGACGCAAAGGATGAGATTAAGACAGGTCTCCTATCTTTTATGTTGGAGAATGTAAGTGACAAGATAGTAAGTGGATTCACAAAAGCATTAAGTTCACTAAAACTACCAACGCCCAAAGTTGAGGTAAAACCCCCTGTTGTTAATGTAACAGTACCTGACATCGTAATACCCGAAATAAAGGCACCCGAGGTCAAAATACCCCAAATAAGTGTACCTGAAGCTAAGGTTACAGTGGAACTTCCTGATATGCCTGAGATTAAGATACCTGAAATAAAAGTCCCTACACCTCAGGTAACTGTGAATGTAGAGAAACCTGACACACCAATCATTCCACCTATTGAGATACCAGAGGTAATGATGCCTGATGAAATGACTGTGAAAGGTGGGGACAGTCCTCTACCAGTTAAAATGGTGGATGATGAGGGTAAGCCTATTAGTTTCCCTAGTGGAGGTGGAAATAGTAGTAAGATAGGTAAATCAAGTATCTTGAATGCAGATGGAAGTAAAATCAATCCAGCAACAGAAGAAAAGCAAAACACTTTAATTGCTAATCAAACCAACAACACACAGAAAGTACAGATAACAGCACAAGATAGTCCATCAATAGATGCCTTTGCTCGTTGGAGAGTATCTAATCCTGAGACAATATTTGATTCAAAGCAATTATGGGATAGCGCACCTCTATTTTGGGATGATTCAGAAGTATCAGGTGGTTCTACAACATCAGTCCATTCCACAGACACAGCTTCAACTGTAATAGGTGTAGCACTCAATACAGCAGGACGTAGAGTACGGCAGACATTTATGCGGTTTAATTATCAGCCTGGGAAGAGTCAGTTAATTTTTGCAACAGGAACACTTGATAAATTAGGAGGTGAAACAGGTATCACAAGAGGGTGGGGATATTACGATGATGATAATGGAATATTCTTAAAAGACAATGAAGGAACAGTACAGTTTGTTATACGTTCTAAAGCAACAGGCAGTGTGGTAAACGACCCTGTATCTCAAGCTAGTTGGAATCTTGATACAATGGATGGAAATGGAGCTAGTGGGATTGATTTAGACTTTACCAAATCACAAATAACTATTATAGACCTTGAATGGCTTGGTGTTGGACGAGTACGAGCTGGATTCGTCATAGCAGGTATTCCTATTTATGTTCATGAGTTTAATCATTCTAATGTTCTTAGTGGAGTATATATGTCTACACCTAACTTACCGATGCGTTATGAGATAGAAAATGATGGAACTGGCGTAGCTTCAACACTTGAACATATTTGTTGTTCTGTAATGTCAGAAGGAGGATTGCAGAAGACTGGGATATTAAGACACTTTGATTCAGGTGCGGTATCAGGTTTATCGGCAGGAACTTCTTATGCTATTTTAGGCATAAAACTGAAATCAACTCATCTAGATGCATCAGTGATTATTGAAAATATATCAGCACTTGCTACTACACAGAATGACCAAGCACACTGGGATTTGATTTTAAATCCTACGGTAGCAGGAACATTTACTTATGCAGATGCTACAAATAGTGCATTACAAACAGCAACAGGAGCATCAACAAATACAATTACAAATGGGATTGATATAGATGGAGGATACTTTTCAACAGTAGCACCAACAAGTATTACGACACCAAATGCACTTAGATTAGGAGCTAAAATAGATAATACAGTAGATGAAATTGTAATTATCGTAACACCAATTACCAACAACATCACAGTCCACGCATCAATGACAATAAGAGAATTATCATAATATGGCAAACGTAGTAATAACATCAACAGCAAATAGTATTAAAGTAGATTTAGGAGTTTACAGTTCTGCTCTTGGATATGACAAAGTGACAATAAGAAAGGATAAACTTATAGATATTAAATTAAAGAATGGAGATACTTTTGTTGAGGCAGTAGTTTTACAGGATGGAAAGTGGACAGTATCATATAATACAGTGGCTAACGCACTTGTAGTTGATACAATAGACACAGAAGCACCGACAGATAATTCTGATTTATATGACAAATTAATAGCTTTAATAGCGTAAATTATTAACAATTAACAACAATTATTATGGCAAATGATGATTTAAACATAGCAAATAATGCTATCAACAACGCACGAGGGAAGATGATAAACAATGAATTTAAGCGAGACCGCTCAAACATTGTATCTTCTGTCGCTGCGGAAGTGGCAAGAATGTTTAAGCCATTCTTGAAAGAGATAAGAGAGACAGCACAAGTAGATAAATCAGATTTACTAAATGCTCTTTCTCAAATAACAGTAGAGGGAACACCGTCAAATGTGACTGTTCCTGAGATTAAAGTACCAACAATTAACGTACCAGAACCACGAGTTCATGTAACCGTACCACCTATTAGAGTACCTGATGTGGTTATGCCTGACGAGATGAACATACGGGGATTCGTAGGACTAATGGGCGTTGATTTACAAAATCCTTTACCAGTTCAGTTAAGGGATGAGAATGGTGCAATAGTTAATTTATTAGAAAACATCACAGCTATTTCAGGTGGAGGTGGCGGAGGTGGAAGTAGAGGAACTGTTAAGATTATAAATGACAGTGGAAGTCCAGTACCAATTACAGGTACACTTTCAGCTACACTTTCAGCAGATACAGGAAGTGGGGAAATAGGTGGTGAAACACTAAGAATAGTACAAGCAACAAATGCGATATCTTCTGTAAATGTAGTAGATGCTTTTGGTTCTACTTCAGCAACAGGAGTATTTAATGCAGATAACAGAGTAAGAGTATCAGTAGAAACAGGAGGTTCAGGACTTACAGACGCAGAACTTAGAGCTACATCAGTACCTGTATCACAAGTATCTGGTGCAACAGCAAGTGTTAATGTAGTAAGTACAGTAGGATTAACTGATACAGAGCTTAGAGCTTCAACATTGGATGTCAAACAAGTAAGTGGGGCATCATCAAGTGTAAATGTTCTCAGCACAGTAGGATTAACAGACACCGAGTTAAGGGCTTCTACACTAGATGTAAAACAAGTATCAGGGGCTATTTACTCTGTAGAAGTAACAAATATTATAGCTTCAACTACAGCAATTATAGGAGACAAAGCAGCAGATGAAGCAGATGGTGACTCTAATCCAATCAAGGTAGGAGGTGTAGCAAGGACAGCTAATGCTTCAGCAGTAGGAAACGGTGATAGAGTATCAGCAACATTTGATACAAGAGGAAGACAAGTAGTGTTACCTTATAATGTAAGAGATTTAAGAGCTACAGCTTATGTATCACTAGCTACTGGTACGGAAGCTACACTATTAGCAGCTTCAGCAGGAGAGTTCCACGACCTTGTATGGGTAATGGGAGCTAATCAATCAGATGCAGCTGTCTTAGTAGATATTAGAGCTGTTACAGCAGGTAATGTTTCTATGAGTCTAGAGATACCTGCAAACAGTACCGCTGGTATAGCTCCACCGATACCATACCCACAAGCAGATACAGGTAATAACTGGACTGTAGATATGGGAGATATTACAGGTACAACAGTAGATATAACGGCATTATTCACTAAAGAAGTATAATGGACTTTCAAAAAATCCTAACAAAACAAGAAGAGTATAGAAAAAAGCGAGGTAAATACTTCCAAGTTCTTAAAGGCGGCAAAAAACCTAAAAGTAGAAATGATGCGGAAGAATACAAAGATGTAGATTATACAGATATACCACCAGATATTGAAATTCATACACATGAAGGTACTGATGAAATTGGTTTTACAGTGGTAGAAAGAAAAACA